GAAAAGTATTTTTCAAAATTATTATTATCTGATAAATTTATGGCTTTGGTAAACAAGGCAAAACCAGGCACATTTAAAAAGATATTTAAAGACCATCCTAGGTTGATAATACCTTTTTATGATTTGCAAGGTAAGTTGTTTGCGTTTCAAGGTCGTGCTTTTGGTGATGAACAACCAAAGTATTTGACAATTAAATTAGATGAAAACAAACAAAAAATTTATGGTTTAGAAAGAGTTAATCTACAAGATCAAGTATACATTGTAGAAGGCCCTATTGATAGTTTGTTTTTAGATAATTGTTTGGCAGCTGCAGGTGCAGATGTTATGTTAAGAAATATACAACCTAAAGATGTTACGTATATTTTTGATAATGAACCAAGAAATAAAGAGATCGTTGATAGAATGTATAAAGTGATAGAACAAGATTATAATGTAGTAATATGGCCAGAAGACATGCGACATAAAGACATCAACGACATGTTTATTGCTGGACTTGACAAATCGAAAGTTTTAAGTATTATAAGTAATAACACTTTTCACAAGTTAAAAGCGTTAACAAAAATCAGTTATTGGAAAAAAGTTAAATAGAGGAGAAATACATGGTGGACAATTCACAAGAGATTAAAGTTGTAAAAAGAGGTACAAGAGGTACTGAAAAATTAGATATTGAAAAGATACATGAAATGGTTGAATATGCTACCGAAGACATTAATGGTGTATCATCTTCATCAATTGAAATGAACTCAGGTTTACAATTTTATGACGGAATATCCACAGATGATATACAAAAAATTCTAATCAAATCCGCTTCTGATTTAATTTCATTAGAAAATCCTAATTACCAATATGCAGCTGCTAGACTATTATTATATTCACTAAGAAAACAAGTTATAGGTAAACTATGGGACCACCCTCATATTTGGGACCATGTAAACAAATGTGTTGACGCAGGATTGTATGATAAAGAAATATTAGAAAAGTATTCTAAAAAAGATTTTGATAGAATGGAAAATTGGGTAACACATGAAAGAGATTATGATTTTACTTATGCAGGTCTAAGACAAGTTATTGACAAATACTTAGTACAAGATAGATCAACAGGTTTGGTATTTGAAACTCCACAATTTATGTACATGATGATAGCTGCAACTATATTTGCTAACTATTCAAATGGTAAAAGAATGACGTATGTTAAAAAATATTATGACGCCATTAGTAAATTTAAAATTAATATTCCTACTCCTGTTATGGCAGGTGTTAGAACACCCCTTAGACAATATGCAAGTTGTGTATTAGTTGATGTAAATGATACATTGCCAAGTATATTTTCAAGTGATATGGCCATTGGTCGTTACGTAGCACAAAGAGCTGGTATTGGTATTAATGCAGGTCGTATTAGAGGTATCAATGCAAGAATTAGAGGTGGTGAGGTACAACATACAGGTGTTATACCTTTCTTAAAAAAGTTTGAAGCAACTGTAAAATGTTGTACTCAAAATGGTGTAAGAGGTGGTAGTGCAACGGTACACTTTCCTATTTGGCACCAGGAAATAGAAGATATTATTGTATTAAAGAACAATAAAGGTAGTGAAGATAACAGAGTTAGAAAGTTAGATTATTCAATTCAGTTATCTAAATTGTTTTATGAAAGGTTTATTAATGAAGAAGAAATTACATTGTTCTCACCACATGAAGTGCCAGAATTGTACGAAGCATGGGGTACTGAGGAGTTTGACGAATTATATTTACGAGCAGAAAGAAAAACAAGTGTTAAAAAGAAAAAAATCTCCGCACAAGACTTATTCTTTGACATCTTAAAAGAAAGAGCTGAAACAGGTCGTATTTACATTATGAATATCGACCATTGTAATACTCACTCTAGTTTTAAAGATAGAGTTACAATGTCAAACTTATGTCAGGAGATTACATTACCAACTGATCCAATAGAACATATTGATGGTTCTGGTGAAATTGCATTATGTATATTAAGTGCAATCAACGTAGGTAAATTAAACTACTTAGAAGATTTAGAAGAACTTTGCGATCTAGCAGTAAGAGGTTTAGAAGAGATAATAGATCATCAACATTATCCAGTAAAAGCTGCAGAGATTTCTACAAAGGCAAGACGTAGTTTAGGTATTGGTTATATTGGTTTAGCCCATTATCTAGCAAAACAAAAAGTTTCATACGGTGATAAACAAGCATGGAAAGAAGTTGACCAGTTAACTGAAAGTTTCCAATATTACTTATTAAAGGCAAGTAATGAAGTAGCTAAAGAAAAAGGTGCTTGTGAGTATTTCCACCGTACAAAATATTCAGATGGTATTCTACCTATTGATACCTATAAAAAAGAAGTTGATGAGATTGTTAATCGAAAATTAACTTGTAAATGGGAAGATTTAAGGAAGAATATCAAAGAGCATGGGCTACGACATAGCACACTCTCAGCCCAAATGCCGTCTGAATCCTCTAGTGTGGTTTCCAATGCTACTAACGGCATTGAACCACCTAGGGACTATTTAAGTATTAAGAAATCAAAACAAGGTCCTTTGAAACAGGTAGTACCTCAGTATAATACATTAAAGAATTTTTATACTTTATTATGGGATATGCCAAGCAATGAGGGATATATAAATGTAGTTTCTGTTATGCAGAAATACTTTGACCAAGCAATTAGCGGTAACTGGTCATATAATCCTGAACATTATGAAGACGGCCAAGTTTCGGTTAGTGCAATGGCACAAGACCTACTAACAACGTATAAGTTAGGTTGGAAAACATCATACTATCAAAATACATATGATAGTAAAAAAGACGTTGACGAACCTGCTCATCCAGTTGGTTGGACAGATAACGTGCCAGAGAAAGAGGAAGAATTAAAATCACCAGCAAGTGAACATCTAAACGGACAGTTACAAGATGATGAAGCTTGCGATAGTTGTAATATATAGAAAGGATTATCTATGGCATTTTTATGTGTTAATACACCTCATGTAGATGTGTTTGTAAAGAAAGAATATCTTTATGACTTACAAAAAGGGCATGGTGAATTTTTAGAAGGAGTTTGGGTAACAGCTAAGTCTATACAAGGCAGAGCATTATACTTTGAAACTTATATACCTGAGTATGGTGCATTGTTTGATAAGTTACCTATAAGTGCCTTTGTTTGGAAAACTGATATTAAAGAAGACGTACCTTTAACTGAATTACAGTTGTGGGATTGTTTTAGTTATGATATAACAATATGTGAGAAACAAATGTTAAGTGGTAATCAATGTAAGTATCTATCGCCATCTAAAACATGGTATAAAGGTTGGTACATGTTTACAATTGATAATGCAAACTCCACTAACTTAGAAAGAAATGTAACTTATAGTGAAGTACCTAGTCAACATAAGTCATTTAATATTCTAAAGTTAGATAATGGTTATTTTGCAGCTCAACCTAATAACAGAGTTATATTTTATGATAAGAGTTATACACCTAGTAAGTTGAAGTTTCCAGACTTCAAAGTATCTACAGTAGAGTATAGTGTAGAGGGTGATTTGAAGTGGACAGCAGGAGATGATGATAAATTTTTTTATGATTTAAATGAGAATGAAGACTGATTTAGGACATTATATAAGAACTTACAAGGATACATATACTACCAATTTTTGTAAAGACCTTGTTAATACATTAGATAAAAGTTATTCTGAAAAGCATAAGTTTTATAATGGTACAACAGGTGAAGAAACAAAAGTTGGTAATGATCCTGAAAATGTATGGTTAGACGAACCATACGCCAAGCAATACAGAGAAGAGCTGATGAAAGGTCTTTATAATGTATTGGACAAATATATCGTAAATGATATGTGTAAGACGGAAGGATTTGACTATTTTCCAGGTTGGAATGGTTATAGTTTTCCAAAATTCATTAGATATGAAAACAATGCAGAGATGAAACCTCATTGTGACCATATCTTTGATTTATTTAAAGATGAACAAGGCAATCCTAGGGGTGTACCAATACTTACTATGATTGTAGGACTAAATGAAGATTACTATGGTGGTGATCTTAATATATTATATGGAAAGGATTATAAATTAGAAACAGGAGAATGTATTGTTTTTCCTTCTAATTTTTTATATCCTCATTATGTTAAACCAGTAGAGAAAGGTAGAAGATACTCAATGATAAGTTGGGTACACTAGAAAAAAATGGGAAGAAGCGTATTTAATAAAGATAAAAACTTAGACGCCACAAAAGCAGCGATGTTTTTTGGGCCAGACTTAGCCGTACAACGATATGATAACATGAAATATCCTATCTTTGACAAATTAAACCAACAACAATTAGGTTACTTTTGGAGACCTGAAGAGATATCGTTACAAAAAGATAGAAACGATTATCAAACATTATCAGAACAACAAAAGTTTATATTTACTTCTAATTTAAAGTATCAAACAATGTTAGACTCTGTACAAGGCAGAGGTCCATGTTTAGCTTTCTTACCGTTTTGTTCTCTACCAGAATTGGAAGGTTGCATAGTAACATGGGATTTTATTGAAACAATACACAGTAGAAGTTACACCTATATAATTAAGAATTTGTATCCTGATCCATCTGAGGTTTTTGATACTATTATAGAAGATAATAATATTGAAAAGAGAGCTGGTAGTATTACAAAAACTTATGATGATTTAATAAGTATGGGTTATAAGTGGACTTTAACACCAGATAAAGTTGACATGTATGAATTAAAAAAGAGATTATGGTTAACAATGGTGACAGTAAACATTTTAGAAGGATTAAGATTTTATGTATCATTTGCTTGTAGTTTTGCATTTGGTGAATTAAAATTATTAGAAGGTTCTGCTAAGATAATAGGTTTTATAGCAAGAGATGAAAGTCAACACCTTGCAATGTCACAAACAGTTATCAATAATTACCGTGAAAGAGAACAAGATAAGACAATGTTAAAAGTCATTAAAGATACAGAAAAAGAAGTTTATAAAATGTATGATGACGCAGTTAACGAAGAGAAGAAATGGGCAACTTACCTATTCTCAAATGGTTCTATGATCGGTTTATCAGAAAAACTATTACATCAATTTGTTGAGTATATGGCAAATAGAAGAATGAAAGCTATTGGTCTTACACCACAATATGAACAGAAAACAAATCCATTACCATGGGTAGATCATTGGTTGAATAGTAGATCACTTCAAAATGCACCACAAGAAACAGAGATTGAATCTTATGTAATCGGTGGCGTAAAACAAGATGTAAAAAAAGATCAATTCAAAAAATTTAAATTATAATGATTAAACATAAAAAAGCATGTTCTTCTTGCGACACTAAATATACAGTAATTTGGAATGAAGAAGAACAAGATTTAGATCCATTAACATGTCCATTCTGTGGATATGAAGTGGAAGATGAGGAAGACATTGAACAAAGATATGAACCGAACGATAATTGGGATTGATTATTCATTAACAAGTCCAGCTATTTGTGTTACTACTGATTTTAAAATAGAAAACTCTAACTTTTATTTCTTATCAAGTAAAAAGAAACATGAGGGCAAGTTTGGTAAATATATTACAGGTCAATTGCATGATGAATGGGATAATCCTATTGAAAGATTTGCAAAGATAAGTGATTGGGTAATCTTTGTATTAGAAGATTTACATCCAGACCCGAATAGAATAGTCTTTATTGAGGGTTACTCTTTTGGTTCAAAAGGTCAAGGTATATTTCAGATTGCTGAAAACTGTGGTATATTGAAGTATAGATTACGAGAAGAAAATTGGTATTATGATACTGTTGTACCAAGTGTTGTTAAGAAACATGCAACAGGTAAAGGCAACGCTGATAAAGATATGATGTATGAGGCGTGGTTAAAAGATACAAAGATTGACTTGAAACAAATATTTGATACATCTAAAGTGGGAAATCCACTATCAGATATTGTTGACAGTTATTATATTGCGAGAACAGGTTATGAAAATATTGAAAGCAAAAAAACATCCAAAAACTGATCTACCATTAGAACTATTTAATGTAGCTGAGTTGATTTGTATACCTAAAGAACATTGGTTACAAAAAAGAATAGAAGAGTTTGAATACAATAAAAGTTTTGAAAACCATGGTATGATATGGCCTATATGTGTAACAGATGAAAAACCTGATTGGGTTGATAAAAGATTAAGACCTAAAAATCCATGGCATTATACAGACGGTAAATTAAATCCAGGTTTATATGTACACACAGGTAACAAGAGAGTACATTGGGCAAAACAAAATGGTTACGATCAAATTGAAGGATATAAAATGACAACTATTGAACATAAACGTGATCTTAGAAGAATGACATCTATAAATCATAAGGAGATACCTAAATGATTAATATTCCAGATACAATAATGACAACTGATGGTTATACACCACATAAATTTATAAATGGATTTGTAAAGTATTGGGAAGATTTAAGAGATGAATGGCCAGCTGCAAGTTTATTTAAAGAAGAGGGTCATATAAAACCTAGGAAACATGGACAAAGACCTCATCTAAGAATGTTTATGTGTTATGCACCTCATCCTGATAGTTCATATTTTGACCGATATAAAATACACCGATATCAATTATCTGAAACATGGGATTATTTTGTAGATAAAATCTTTAGTAGTAAAGAATATATAGATTGGATAAAAGAAACATTAGAAATACCAGGTAATAATTTTAAATTTAGATTTGATTGGCACTTAACAAAATGGGGACAAGACGTATCACCTCATGTGGATAGTACGACTAAATATGGTAGTCATTTAATATACTTTATGCCAGAGGGTTGGAATGAAGAGTGTGGTGGTAATACAATATTTTATAAAGGTAAACTTGTTGACAATATGAATCCAGAACCTACAGACTTTGCTCATAAACAACAATATATTAATACAGGCAATACTTCATTGTTATTTAAAAATAGTCCTGAAGGTTGGCATGGTGTAACAGAGGTAAATACTGAATTAAATAGACAAATATTTAATGTGGTGATTTTGAAAAACGATTAGGAGATAATATGAAAGATGTAAAAGGTTGGCAACTGCCAGATTGGGACGATCATTATGAAAAGATGTTGATGGAGTATAATGGTAAATGGGAATATCAAAAAGAAACTAGAGATTTCTCTTTAGGTTTTGTTAAAGCATGGAATATTGCATTAGATATAGGTGGTAATATAGGTTTCTGGTCACAGGACTTATGTAGAAAGTTTAAAACAGTTCGAGCATTTGAACCACATCCAGAAAACATAGCTTGTTATAGAGAAAACATGAAAGAGTTTAATAACTGGCAACTAGAAGAAATCGCATTATCAGATAAACAAATGGAGAACGCAGAACTATTTGCTTCACCAGATGAAAGTGGTAATGTAAGTTTACTTGCTCATGGTGTAACACATGGCAACTCTAAAAGAATTTTAGAAGAAAAACAACTAAGTAAAACTTTAGTTGATGTAAAAAAACTTGATGATTACTTATATGAATATAAAGGTAAGAATATAGATTTTATAAAAGTAGATTGCCAAGAACATGAAAAAGAAATAGTAAATGGTGGTTTAGAATTACTAAAAGACCATGCAACTGTAATATGTTTAGAATTGCCTTGTAGAAATTCTGTAGAACAAAAATACCATGATGATATTGTTGAAGTATTAAAAGATATTAATTATACACGAAGAGGCAATAAAAGAAAAGAAACTATCTTTACTAAGTGGGTAGATTAAATGTGTGCAATACACGGCATAGGTTTTAAAGATACAGACCTCATCAATAAGATGTTGGCTGTGGCGCACCATAGAGGACCAGACTATAAACAATCCTGGCACGACACCGATATAACCTTAGGCCACAATTTATTATCTATTGTAGGTCAAGTAAATGAAAGTAAACAACCATATCAATATGAAGATTGTATATTAGTTTTTAATGGCGAAATATATAACTACAAAGACTTATCACATAATCCTAAGACAGATACAGAAACATTAGCTAAAGGTTTAAAAAACGAAGGCTGGGAGTTTCTAAAAAAATGTGATGGTATGTTTGCTCTTGCATTTTACAATACAACAACTAAACAATTAATTTTAGCAAGAGATACAAATGGTACAAAACCATTATATTACGGTTACCTAAAAGACAAATTATATTTTTCTAGTGAAATTAAAAGTTTATTAGAATGTGGTTTTGAAAGAAAGATTTGTAAAAGAGCATTAAGTTTATATTATAATCAAGGTTATGTACCAGGTTATTTAACAATGTTTGAGGGTATTAAGAAGTTAGTACCAGGTCAAGTGTTAGTAGATAAACAAAGTTATAACTTATTAGATTATGATTTATTAGTACCAAAAAAATTAGATATTGATTTTGTTGCCAAACAAGTGCAATTAAAAAATAATTATGTAGTACAACAAACTTTAATGGGTAGAAGAAACATAGGTTTATTTCTATCAGGTGGTTTAGATTCAACTTCAATATTATACGAGATGAAAGAGCTAGGTGTAAAACCTAGGACATTTACATCTAGTTTTGCAACAACTGATCCAGAGAGTTTATTAAATGAAGATAGTAAACTGGCACAAAGATTATGTAAAGATTGGGGTATAGAAAATAATATTGTTTATCAAACTCAAAAAGATTATGTTGACGCAATAGAAGATACCTTTTATGCATTAGAAGAACCAAG